TGCTCTTAAACCTTTACAATGTTTTTCTACCGTTGCAAATTGTGGTGGTAGAGGTCTGTCTGCATATCTTTGACAAACTTTAAGCATTTCTAGTTCTTGTCTTAAATTTTCATTCTCTAATAATATTTTGTTTTGTTCATCACACATCTTTTTAGATACACCGAGATACTTACGAAAGGTTAATGATAATCTATTATTTTCTTGTTCATAATCACTATCACCATAAATGTAATCAGTATCACCTCTATCCGTTTCTATACGAACATCCACATCGCCGTATCTACAACTATTAGAATAAGAGTTTAGGTATTCATTTCTTGCTTCCGCTTTACTTGTAAATGATACAATTAAAAGTACCAATAATGCTAAGCACGATATTTTGATAGCTAGATAATTCATACTAGTTACCATTTACATCACGGTTTAAGTCTTTGATATCCCAAGTCATATCTCTAACTTTTTCTGCTAATTCTCTATATAAGTTTTCTGCCATATCCCAAGTACCTTCAGCACGTGAGAGTCTTTGTTTTAAATCTGTATTGGTATCACTAACGACTTTTAAATCTCTTTGTAAGTTTACAATTTCTAATTGATTGGCGTTAATTGTGTCTGTTAGATTTACTATGTATTTAATACCTGTAAATGACCCTACTAATATAGAGGCCACTACTGGTATCATTACGATATTCTTTTTAAATAATTCCGCTATTTGCATAAGTCCTTTATGTTTGTTTTACTCTAATAACAATTTCAGGAAAGATAACTAATAGTCAGTAATACTATTTATCTATGTTAATAGACGTTTTTTAATTGAACAACGGTGTTGTCAATATTTTTTGAAGTCATTTTACCTAATACATTTGTCGTATTAGCGGTTTGTATTGTATTATTAGGCGCAACAACCGTGTTATTTTGACTACCATTTTCAGGTACTAATTTCTGTAATAGATTTTCTAAAGTGTCTGTTTCCAATGTAGTTCTAACAACGGTTCTTTTTGAGTCAATATTAACCAAATCTTTCATATTATCTGTTTTAACATCTTCAGCAGTTTGTACTACACCTTCTATATCTTTTTCTGCGTTCTTAATATCTTTTGCAGCCAGAGCAGCGTCTATACCCACACTTGTGGCTGTACCAAAACCTGGTATTGTACTAGCAGCACCAGAGGCAACTTCCATAGCAGCACCTTGCATATCACCTGACATCAATCGACCTATACCAAAACCTAAACCTGCAATTAAACCAATTATAGGTATTTTCTTAACAGCAGATTTTAGTAATGTTTTACCTAATACTTTAGATGTTGTTTTTTTAGTTGCTTGTTTAGCAGCAGTTTTTGTTGCTGCTGTAGTAGTTTTCTTTTTAAGCAACTTACTTGCAGCCAGTGTACCACCAGCGCCTGCGGCTACACCACCACCAGCGGCAGCAAAACCACCAAAGTTATCTAAAAAACCTTCTTCTTCTTCTAATAATTTTTCTAGTAATTCTTTTGATTCGTATGTGTTTTCAGCAATCATTTCAAACAGATTTTTTTGTTCATTATATCTGTCTTCTTGTACTGCTTTTTGTTCTTCTAAATTTTCTTCTTTAGCAGCAGACTTTTGCACAGAAGCAGCTCTAGGTACATCAGCGAATACATCTCGTCTTGTTGATTGATTTTCTTCTATCTGTTCTTCTAATGCAGCTGATGGTTGATCTGCACCAAAACCTGTCAAATCATCCTCTATACTTTGTCTTGCTTGTCTTGTTTCTTCTTGCCCTTTTTTTCTCTCTGCTCTTCTTAACTCTTGTTCACCTGCTTCTATACGTTCTACTTTTCTAGTTATAGCTGTACCAAGAATAGGTATACCACCTAGTGTTCTAGCAGCAAGTTTTAAAGGTTTGAATTGTTTAACTAAATCTCTAAATGCAAGTTTAGTTTGTAGAACAGGACCTGCAATCTCATTTAGTTGTTCTATGGTAGGTCGTATAACCTCTGCGAAGTATCGACCTTCTTTAGCAGTAAATCTTTCTTTGTCAATACTTTTAGGCAACTCTTCAAAAAATGTATTGTACTTAGCAATTAAATCTTTTAAATATGTAAAATCATTATCAGCAATTGTATCTAGTTCGCCTTGAAAGTTTTGTATAACAGATACAGCAGCATTTGATATTGGGTCATTGTCTTTATCGCCTTTGATAAATGATTGACCAAAACCTTTTTCTTTTTGTATATTTAAAGAATAAGTTTGAGCGGCTTCTGCAATCGCAACCGTCTCTTTATCTTGTTTAAGTTTCTGATCTTTTAATAGTTCGCTAAAGTTTGCCATTTATTATTTGTCGTTTATTCTTGTTTTTTTACCGTTTACGTATAACCCAAACCATGCAGCCCCAGCACCAACTACTACTGATACTAAACCTGCTTGTGCATTGTTTGGCGCCTCTAGTGCCATAAACCATTGTATCACTTCAATGAAGGCATACGCATATGCAATCATCATAAGTCTAGGCACAGTTCGCCAGTTAGATAAAAATTGTGGTAATTCTTCTTTTAAAAACCACCAACACCACTTGATTATTCCTACGACTTTTTCTTTTATTTGTAAGTTCATTTTCTTTGTCTCTCTTTTAGTTTTTGATTCTCTTCTTTAATATGCTGAATTAACATATCAATATATATCTCCCTTTCCCATGGTAACATATGTTCTAATTCTGTTAATGAATATTTATGATGTTGCATTAACAAAAAGTTCACACGATAAAAATTTTCTAGGTTTTCATGTGAAAGGGTAATTAAAAAAAATCAGAAGCACCGTTGAAAGTTAACGCAAATTTCTTACCTGATTTAGGGTTTTCGTACTCTATTCTATGTCTTATTTTAGGCATAGTAGTAAAAAACTCTATCAGTTTTTGATATTGTTTCTGCGTCAAACTGTTAACATATTCGTCTAATTCTTCTTCGGTAATATTATTTCTATCATAAACATCATCACCTTTGTAGATAGTTTTGATAGAGTCTTTTAACAAACTAAAGTTATTCTCTGTTTCTGACTTTGTGCCTGTATATGATTTAATTGTAGGATAATCAAGTATGACACCGTAACCTTTTTCAAACTCTATTTTGTTATTAGGTTTCTTTGTTGTGTCAATCTTAACATCTTCTAAATTAAGTTCATAATCAACCACTTGTTTGTCATCATCAGGACATTTTAACTTTAATTTAATTACCTCACCTACTGACTTACCTCTGATCTTTAAATATAAATGTTCAAAATCAAAGATAGGTAGTTTAGAGACATCAACATCGCCATAGGTACATGATTGAACCGTATCTATAACTGCTTGTCTAATCTCCTCATCATTATCACTTTCTAATGCCATTAGCATAACTTTTTCCTCTTTTACTAAAAAAGGTCTGTAATTAACTAACAGGTCGTTAGAAGGAAGTTTTGTCGAATATTTCGGTACCTCGTTTATTGGTAACGCCATTATGTTTCACTCCTTATTATTTAAAAGAATGGTGGGAATACTCTGCCACCAAACACTCTCCCAATTGGGAATCTCGTTTTAATCTGATTCAATACATCACGTCCCGCTCTTCTAATCTCTGGTGGTAGTTTACTAATTATACCACCGAACGGTCCTTTAAATCTTGCATCCTTTATCTCACCTACACCATCAATATCACCTTCAAATTGTGTATCTTCATTTGTTCTTAAATTTGCGTTTGATCTCCAATATCTGTAATTAAAGGTTATTGTCTGTCTTGCTATTTGATCTTTTGTTGCATAGTTTAAATCAATAGGTGCAATAGTTTTAGGATATGCCTCTATTAATTCACAATAATATCCACTTAATGTTAGGTTAGCAAGTGAACCATAATTACTTACACCATCAACTTTACTATTTGATGTTTCGTTTCTGTTTTCGTGTAATGGATATATTAATACTCTGCCTGTGTATTCATCATAGAAATTTAAATTGTATGTTCTATTATTTACAATTAAGTTTTGCCATGATTCAAATACAACTCTTTCTGATAATTCTGAATCTAACATAAATGTTAAATCCATTGTACTAAATTCTAAACCTCTTGCCATGTTTCGTTCTGGCCCGTAAAATCCTGTAGCAGATGTATCAGTTATTGTTCTCTCTGGTAACTTAGCAGCGTCACAAAAGAAAAACAATCTCTCTCTTAAATTATTTTTAGTTTGATTTAAGAATTGAAAATCTGTTTCGTATTCTAAAAACTCCATACCTTGTAGAGTTTCGTTTGTAAATGTTCTAGGAAATTCTAATACAACTAAAAACTTAGCAGGTCTATAAAATCCCTCTGCACCTGCAACCATAGACCTAAATCTGTTAACGGTTGTGTTAACATTAGGTTTTGTATTTTGTAATCTTTTTCTTGCCTTACCAGCGTCAAAACCTTTATCTCTAGGTAGACCTATTCTTATATCAAATGGTCCTGGTATAGGTAATCGTTGTCTAATTATTGCCATTAAGAGTAATCCTCATCATTGTCCCATGCTTCAGGACATATCTTTTTCATTGCCTCTATTATTTCTTCTATCGTATATTTATCGTGCATTATATAAAGTTCCTACTATCTGCATAAACTTTAGCGTCACTTGCTTTTTGAAATCTTTGTACAGGTAAATGTATAGCAATAGCTGCTTCATCTGCATTTATTCTTAAAAAACCTGTTTTTAAATGACTATACAAATATTTTTTAATTGTAGGTTTAACTATTTTAATTCTTTTTACATCATCATAAGACACATCAAACTTTGTATTTTTGTCAAATCTTTGATCTGTCGCTTTTGCTTGCATACGTTCTAATAATCTAAATCTCAATAGAGGTGGTAGATAATGAAAGTTCATACCCATAAAACCACCCTTTGTCGGTTCTAATGGTAATACTAATGGGAATATATCGTAGTAAGGTAATGTCTTTTTAAATTTAGGATCATACCCAAATAAGTTAAGTCGTCCTACACTAGGTCTGCCATTCAACTTACCATCTCTCATAAGTTGTCTAGCACTAGCATTGCCTGCTATTCTTTGTACTTGACTTCTATACCAAGAATTAGACCTATCTGTGTTGCCTACGTTAAGTTTAATTGTGTCAAAAACACTTGCCATACTACTATTTATGTGCTATTTAAAATGCTTTTAAGTGTTCTTCGGTGAGTATTTTGAAAGACATATTGCGCTTTTTACACCAAGCAAACGCTGTATTCCACTTGCGTCTGTTAGTTTCATAAGTCATTAATGCTCTTTTAAAATATGCTGATTTGATTTTACCAGGTTGTGGTTTTCGTGTCTGATATTTAGGTTTGATTTCTATTAGAAACTTTTTAAATGTGTTGTTGGGTTGTCTAACTTTCATAAAAAAGTCAGGATAATATCTATGAGGTTTATTATCTACACCTCTATATGCAATTGATATTTCTTCACTTCCCCATTCTATTATCTGCCTTGTCTTATCACAATAGATCATAAACCTTTTTTCCCAACTTGATCTATAAACAATGTTCTTTACATTGCCCTTGTACTTTTGAGGGTTCAAAGGTTTGTATAAACCTTTGTATGCTCTTCTATCTATGTTAGGAAACTTTTTAATGTTCATTGTGGTGGGGTGGCGTCACCGCCACCCTTTGAGAAAGTTTTGAGAGATAGATTACTCGTCTTCAGCTAATTTACTAAAGTACGATAATGATTCATCATCACTATCGGTAGACGAGGCTTTCTCCACAGAACCAACAGATGTAGGTACGCTATTACTAGCGGGTGGGAGGTCTATATCTGCAACTGATTCCGTGCTTCTTGTTCCAGTAAGAACCCTATTCAGTTTCTCTTTGAGTTCATCATAGGATTTAAAATTACTTGGATCAATGAAGGCCTTTAGAGCGTATTGAGACTTCCACACTGTGTCAATCTCTTCGTCAGTAGGTTTTAATTTACTAACTTGCTCAAATTCAGATTTATCATAATTCCAATAGCCGTCAACTTTTCTGATTTTTAGTTTGAAGTTTGCACCTTCCCAAAAATCAAATGGGTTAACTGCCTTTTCATCTTCAAATGCAGGATTCATTGCTTCTGTAATCTTATCAAATATCTTTTTACCGAATTTGAATAAGAAAGTTTTACCTTCATTCTCTGGATGTTTAGGATCAGATACTACTAGAATATTTGAGTAATAAGATAATTTTCTTTTTCTCTTTCTAGCAATTTCTTTATCGGCTTCTATGCCTGTATTCCATAGTCTAGTGTTCTCTTCACTAACTGGATCTTTTTTGTTTAATGTTGTTAAACTATTTTCAATATACCATTGACCACCTGGTCCTTGAAATGCGTGATTCCAAACTCTTTGCCATGGCATATCTTCACCTTCTACTGCTGGTAAAAATCTTAATATAGCAAAACCGTTACCTGATTTATCAAGTTCTGGTTTCCAGAATCTGTCATCTTGGTACTTGTTTTCTTTTTTTGGTGCGTCTTGGGATTTCTCTAATTGTTTTGTTAGAGCGTCAAAATTTGACTTTGACTTTTTTAGTTCTTCTAATGCGTTTGACATTATATTTTCTCCTTGTAAGTATTATTGTACGTATTTGTATTAATTGTATTAGTATTATTTATAATTGTTTTTTGTTCTTTGCCCATTTTTTCACCTCTTCACTTCTAGCGTCTTCATCATAACACGCCTTAGGTAAAGGGTTATCTTTAATGCACTTCTTCAAGCGCTCACAGGTATTGACAATTTTATCTAATACTTTATATATTAATTGATCAAACATAACTACATTATATCACTTATTGTCATTCTTGTCAAGCCCCCATTTAGCTTGTTCATCATCTGCTCATATGTGATATATTCTAATTGACCTCTTTTGTGCCATGGGTCCCACACATCAATAGGACTATTAGTAGGTTTATCATCTAATGCCTTATTGACTTTGTAAAACTTGATATTAGGGTTCCAGTCCATTAGTGTATACCACTGGTTGACCCAATTATCATGTGGTGTAGCAGTGTTCTCTTTTGCTACATAATGTTTAGTGCCTGCATATATATTATTTACCAATCTAGTATTACTTACTAAATCGTGCCCTATCATATAAATCTCTTTTGGTTGTTCTTTCTTAACTGCAACAAAACCAGCACTTGCGCCACAAGCCCAACCATGATCTTTTGTATCTTTCCACACATCTCTTATATCACTTGACTTATCATCTGGTGTAATCCATGATACATAAATGTGTGAAGAGTTGATCTGTTTCTGTATTATATCTTTTGGTTTGCCACTATGTGTCTTTTGAGCGTTTCTTAAAATACTAATCATACCTTTCATGTTAGTACCGTGTATAACAAATTCTTCAGCCTGTTCTTTCTTGTCTTTATTTTCTTTTACAATATCGTATTCAGATAATTCTTTAAACTCTTCTTCACTTATCATACCTTTTACAACACCATCATATGTCATCTTAGGTAGTTTAGTCCAGTTTCTAAAATAACAAGGTATCTTTGACGCAATACCACTATGATATATTTCGTGTATAATACCATTGTCAACAGCAGTTAAAACATCTGGCATAAAATCTCTGTATATTGCATTACACCCATATATGGTGCCGTGAGGTCGTAAAGTTTCTAAATCAAAGCCTACTCTACTTTCAGCATTACCTATACAAAATACTCTATTAACACCAAGGTTATGAAATTCTTTTATATCTTCATCATTCATCATTTAATTTTTCTCATTTAAAAATACTTCTTTCATAATAAATTTACATTTAGTCCTGTTAAACTTTATAAAAGGACTTAATCTGGCAATCTTATGTGAGATTTCAGGCCAGATAACAGTTTCATTAATTTCTTTATCCCAATTTTTAACATACGAAAGTATTTTATCCATGATGATGATTGTTTGAATTGAGATTTGTTTCGAAAGAAATAATCGTAGCAGTCTAGGGTGTTGCCCATTAGGTACCCGAAGACTATCATCAAACCGAATATCAGCGTTAGTAGCGTCATTACTAATACGTACAATATCGCTTCGAAAATTGTATGTAAATGACTCATTATACTTTCGCCATTTATTGTAAGTAGTTTCTCCATCTGCTCTAACTAAATCTCCTATCCATGTTTTAGAATTATTTGCAAAGTTAGCAACAAAGTAATCAAGTAATTCGTCAGGTTTATATTTAGTAACCAGTTTATGAAAAAAGAACCTGTCGTTTCTTTTGAGAAAAGTATTAAATGATGAATTAACTTTTGCATTGTGTTTAAAGAAATCGTAATTGTCCGTTGAAAAATGTAATTTAATTGCAAGATAAAGTTTGTAAGCTTCATAACTGTTCATAATGGTAGTTTAGCTGAATTTGTTTTTTCAATAAGATTCAGCTTCTCTGCCTCTATTTGTAATTTTTCTTTTAGTGATTTATTTATTATTGTTTTTATTGAACCTGAATCTAAATTATTATCTTCACAATAATTAAGTACAGCCTCCATATATGTTATTCTTTTGTCTTTAACTATCTTTTCAATAATTAACCCAAACTTTTTACTATTTAATAAACTCATTAATGTATATTTCCAGACACAGATATTCTTGTTTCGTCATTATAAAAAGGTGCTACGCTGTGATGTAGCATTGACGGAAATAATAACATTGTGCCTTCATCTTTTTTTGTTAATAGAAAATCATGTATGTAAGTTAACCCTACAGTACTATTATAAGCAAATTGAAAAGATGTATATCTTTCTTTTTTATTATTATCTGGTATTTTAATCCATATACTATAACTTAATATACCATCATGTTTATGAAGTGGTAAATATTCACCTTTTTGTTGTACGTTTATCCATGGGTCACCATTTCGAAAAGGTAAATCACTATTCATAATAGAATAATGAGTTCTAGCATAATCAGGATGTGCTTTAAACCATTCGTTAACTAATGGATTTAAAAACTTAAAAAATTCTTCTTTTGTATGTTGAAGTTGATAGTGTACTGGTACACCTTCACCACTTAAACCAGTTTGAATTTTTACATTTTTTTCTTTACAATGTAAACACTCATTTAAAATTTTAGAATATAATTTTTCGGGAAGTTTAACTCTTAAAACTTTTAAGTTAGGTAATTCAATTAGTTTAAACATAATTTATTATAACATATTATAAGGGAGAGATCAACCCTCCCATATAATTATTCAGCGATTTGATCGCAATTCTTTTTATCTGCTGGTAGACCTGGTTCTTTATCATATAACCAAATATATGAATAAACTACCTTGTCTTCTTTTACTGCACATTTTTTACCAAATGATAGTCTTGGTTCTTTTATAGAACAAGCACTTAGCAATACACCTGCAAATAATATAGTCATTATTGTCTTCACTTTGTCAGTTCTCCGTTTTCTATTTTTGTCGTGTTAAATGAGTGAAATACCATACATCTCTCACTGCCTTGAGGTATATCAATTGTTGCCAATCTTTCACCTTTATCGTTTGTCCACATAGTTATCATATACACTGGATCACCATCTGGTGATGAATCAGTTCGACCTAAAGAAACCTCTGTTGGTTCAAACTTATGCGCCGTTGTGTATCTTTCTACTTCAGCAGGAGTGCCACACACACCTGGTAAATCCAAGAAGTAAAACTCGTATTGATTAAGGTCGTATTTGCTGTTGTGATCTGCAAATACATAACTTGTTAGAAGTAGGGTAAATAGTAGAATTAGTTTTTTCATTCATAACTATTTAGTAATTTGTGTTAACTTTTCTTTGTTTCTAATAAGAAAATCTGCTGTGTGTTTATAGAATAGGTCTTGGTGTTCTTTAATCTTGTCAGAACCATGTACCCACTCTTGTACAAAACCATCTGCACAGGCAGCTAATACTACTGTTTGTTCTATCTTCTTCTCTGGATACATTTCTTCAAACATTTTAGCATATGCTGAACATTGTAAGAAGTTAGCATAATTGTAATCTGCGTCTCTTCTTTTTGTAGAGGTCTTAAAATCTACAACAGATAATTTGCCTTTATATTCTGCGACACAATCTACTTGACCTGCAACTCCTAATTCTTTTGAATATAGATACTCTTCTAAGCAAAGTATATTATCTACTCTTGCAAGATATGGTTTTATAATTCTAAACATACCTAATGGTTCAATAGCTGTCACACCTACGTTCTTATCATCTTCATTATTTAAATGATTTTCAATAAGTTTGTGGGTAGCTTTACCTCTGTTAGTAGCAGATACAGAAATATAGTTAGCCATCTTTTCGCCAACTGCATTTCGCCATGCTTCTATTTTTTGTTTTCGTTCTGGTATAGAACCTAGTATTGATGTCACAGAGGGCATATTAACACCATCAATAGTGTAATATCTTATGCCCTCTAAATTTTTGCCTTTTACTCCTAATGATTTAGGAAGATGACTCTCGTCAAGTTTTACATGATTAAATGCCATAATTATCCTTCATAATATTATTCATAGTATTATTATATAACAATTTTGTTATATTGTCAAGCCTTATCCTTCCATCAATGAATTATTGATGTCTTCTTTACTTGGACCTGTTGTTTTAGAGTATTCTTTTTGATAAACGGTTCTACCATTTGCGTCTCTAAACGCTCTTAAATATTCTCGTCTATTCTCTTCATCATTCTTATAGGAACAATGAACCCAACCAGAATTAGGTTCTTCTGGTTTGTGATACTCCAATATACACTGGTCAAAGTTTAGATTGTCAACTATCCAGTCGGCAACCTCTCTATTAGACACACCGAATATTTCGAAGTCGGCGGCCTGGCCATCTGCGTGCTGTGAGTTTAAAGATGAGCCTATGGCAATACACAACTCACCAGACCTAAAGCCTGATGATACAGAAACCACTTTACCGAAGTGATCCCGTACTGGTTGTAAAATATTAGTACATAGGCGCTCTAAAGACTCTATGTGATCTTCGTTAGGATTATTATTAATCCCTTTACGAACAGCCGTGTCGCTCTTAATTAGCTCTTTAAGAGTGAAGTTTTTGCTTAATCGCATATAGTTTATCCTTTGCTTTTAGTTTAATTTTCTTCAAGGTTCTTAAATCGTACCATGATGTAGTTGATCTGTCAATACTTCTTTTTGTCTCTACACTATTCACTTCTCGTTTTAATTCTTTATGGTGTGTTTTGATCTCTAACATATTATCCCCTTGTAAGTTTTAGCAGTTTATCCATTTGTGCCTTAATAATAGGACCCCTATTAGGCCAATGAATATACGGCTCGTTTGACTTTGATAAGTTATATAAAAACGGCAATACAACTTTCTCAATTTCTTTAAATCGTTTATTTACATCTGCGTCTTGTATGTCTTTATTCACGGTTTCTTTTTCGGACACAATCTGCATAACTTCGTTCATCATAGATTTAATTGATGAAACATCCGATTTAACTTTTGCTAATTCAATGTTTGTTCCTTCTAAAGCTTTTGTATCAACAGCTGGTGTTGATTTGCTTTCAGAGGGTTTACTTGACACAGGAGTAAAACCAAAGTCAACACTTGTATCAAATTCTCTCATAAAATCAGGTATATCATTGCTCATAGTTTTCTACCTCCTTTTTCATTTTTAAATGTTTAAGTTCGTTTTGTAATTCTAATTGTTGTTGTGTGATTTTTTTTATTTCTTTTGCTGTATCAATTGATTTTTTTACGTTGTCATAGGCGTGTGTTTTAATAGACTTCTTTGTCGTAATTGTAGTTGCTAAATCAATTCCGTTATATGCTTTTACAATAGTATTGTTGTTAACGGCAACGCCTGCACCAGATGTTAGTAAAGCAAACTCTGAACATCCTGTTAAAAATAGTCCTAGTACAGCGGGCAGGACTATCTTATTAAGGACATTCCTGCCCTTTGTGTGTTTGTACAATGAGCGGATTGACCTATTAGACTCAGGTATACGACCGTTGTGGTTCAGTTGCTCGCTCTGTACTATATTATTTAGATTTTGCATTTCTTCCATTTGCCCATTTTTTTCTGTGTTTAGACATCACTTGTTCTGTTTTAATTTGTTTTATGCTTTTAGTTCCCATGTCCTGTGCTAGTTTACTTTTTGGGTGATTCTCTGCAATCTTACTTAATGTTTCGTTCCACCCTTTATCACTTCTATATGACATACCACTAACGCCTGCAACTATATTAACACTGGTAATAATTTGTCTAACATTTTTGTTTTTCTTTAGATACTTCTCCATGTCAGATATAGACATCAAATCAGTCCAAACTTTACCAGTTTTTTTGTTCTCAAATGTATATGATGGCATTTATTTTAAAGTTAAATGATACTTTAATTGACTAACAGCTTCTAACATATCCTCTAGTATGCTCAAAAGATCAATAGAATTTAATTCATTAGATAATTTTTCAATTCGATCTTTTGTTTCTGTGATCCGTTGCACAAATTCGTCACTTTCAGGATCAACATAGTTCGCCACGTTGGGAACCATTTCGCTGTTAAAAGATATTCTGGCACTATTACCTTGATAAGTTTCTACAAACCTATCATTTAGTTCATTAAATTTTGTATAGTGTTCGCCTAGTGCCTCATGCTCAGCAAAACTTTTAGTTTGCCAATGAGAGGCCTGTACGAAATTAAGCCAATGAATATTTGCATTTACAAATTTTGATATTGTTTCGTGCATAAGTTTATTTATATGTTCTCCTCTTCTTTAAATTTCTCTAATCCTTCTGAATACCATTGAGGTATAACAGCAGGTGATTTCCATGTTGCAAATCTATTCTTTTTCATTATGTAATATTTACGATAACTTGCAACACTATCGCCAGGTACTAAACATTCGTCAGGCATTGCTGGTGTAGCGTCACTACCTATTGCATTGATATTAGCATTGTTAGGTGGTTCTTTTAACAAATCTTTTAGTTTTGTTATTGATACATGGTCAACATCTTTGTTGTATCTTTTTTTGTATTCTTCATTAAGTGCCATCATGTGGTTGTATAACCATCTGTAATTATAGGCAGACTTAATAACCCATTGTGTACTAGGGTGTCTTAACCAACCCGCTTTGTAAATGATTGCTTCTTCATTAGGATTTTCTAATCGCCATCTTTTAATCTTACGGCCATTTTTAGTTTTATCATCATAAGGCGTACCGTCTAATACTCTTTTAGCAGTACAAAGCATTTGAGCAGACTCTAATATCATTTTGATTACATGCTTGTCGCATGACATCTCAGCTGCTTTTACTGGGTCTTTATCTAAATAAAATATATTCATTTATAACTCGCATATATTACAAATACTATAGCCATTATAAAACAAACTACTAGTACATGATTGCCTAGATTCCATAAACTTTTACCAACCGTATGTGGATTTTTAGGGTCTATAAAATTTTTCATTAGTGTATTAATTTGTCGGTTACGTATTTCACTAGTTTATATTCTTTTGCAAGGTCCATCATTTTATGATACCACAATGCCTTGAAGTCATCACTTTGTGCTTTCTTACAAGCACTTGCTAATGCGTTTAAGCGTCTAACTTCGATTGGAATATAAACCTTTATATCTTCAGTTGTTCTCATATATCTATTATTGTATAATAAATCCTTTATCTTGTCAAGCGTTTTTTTCATTGATTTTGTCGTCTTTTTTCGTCATATCCTAGAAAATGTGTGATAGCATATCTACCCCACTTGTCTTTACGAGAATCATCTATGACTTTGAGTTCATCAACACCATGTAAATAAAAACTAGGTATAATAACCATTCTATTATTTTTTATTTCAATAGAAGAATATGGTTCTCTTTTATTTTGTTTAGTATATAGGTTTAAATTACCACCAATAAAGTTCTTAGGTGTTTTATACAACCATATAAGAATTGTAAAATGACACGAATCAATATGAGGATTGTAATAGTGTTTATCTTCATAGTAGGATATTAATGTATCACTATAATTTGTAATGCTAAAATATCTATACAGATCATAAGGCGACTCACTAAATGATTCTCTTAAACCATCATGTATATCTTCATGTTTAAATAAATCTGTTCCTTTAAATATTAATGACCTTGTAGCACCTGATTGAGTATAAACATCATTCATAGGTATTGCCATCTTATCGCCTACAAATTTACCATCAATTATCGCTGTTGTGTTCTCATGTACAGATTGCATTTGTGTATGAGAATAAAAATCTAATTCTTTCCAAACACCTTCTAATAAGTATTTGTCATAAAAATCATCTACAACTAAATGTGGTAATAGTTTATCTTTGGCAGGTTGTATAATCATTTGTTATCACTTCTTATCATTCCAATCATATATTTGATTAAGTTTTAATTTTATTTCGTCAGAATTTAATTCTTTAATATCTGTTGACAATAATTTTCTAAAGTCTCTATCTTTTTTTTTGAGATTTTTAGTTTTCTTTTCTAATCTTTTTAATTTATCTGCTTGTCTTTTATCAGAGTTTTGTTTAGTTAAATTTCTCTTCATTTTCCATTGTCTCAATGATATATTAGCAGCAATTAATAATAATACTGCAAGTGGGTCAAAAACGAATATAAGTATTAATATGATAATTCTTACTGCGGAATCAAAATGATCTTTAGCCTCATCACCATAAATCAACTCAGCGACATATTTTAATGGACCCACATCCGCTTCTAATTTTAATTGTTCTATGGTTATTGACGATTTGGAATTGTTCAAGTTCGCTATTTTTTCCATTGCTTCGTCTATTGATTTATTCAACAGGTCTCGTTCTTCTTTTTGTTTCTTTCGCTCTTTTAATCCCCTACTAACATATTCCTTGTCAATATAAACATCAAGTGCCTTATCTAATTGATCAAGTGTTCTCTCTGATCTCTCTATAATTGATTGTTGTTGAATAATCTTTTTGTCTATAAGTAATATCTGTTCCTGATTACCTGCTGTAGGTTTAACTTGATCTAGGTGTGCCTTTGATAGAAAACCAAAGATACCCATTGATGTTATGAATACTAATACAATGATTGCTGTAAATAGATATGTTTTTAATGCTCTAGGAATATCTGAGCGCCAGTTATGATAGAGCCAAGATGCTGCTACTAACTTACCTACTTCTAATGCTGAACCCATTGCTATAATAGGTACTACTGCACCAGAGAATAATGTTGCAAGTCCTAATATAGAATAACCTGCTGCTATTAAAGAAATAGCAATTGCTGATATGAAAGTTAATAGTATTAAAAACATTATAATATTTATGTTAACCAGTTATAGATTGCTCGTAATGCTAAAAGTAAATACATTGTCTCCATCAATGCTCTAGGTGTGTCTTTATCCTTAATGCCCATGTAAATCCATATAGTACAAGATAATGTTGCAATAGCCCAACCCATCCATTGTGTTTCAATATCTGCATTTGACAACACAAAAGCACCAATCATTGCTAGTAGAAAACCTACCCAACGCCAACCATCAATCTGTTTGTAATATCTTATCTTCATAGGTATTTTTTTTTGTACCATTTGTAGAATACTTTGTCATTAAAATATTCTGCAATGGCTTTAGCAGGAACTTGATCACTTCTTATACAATCTGCTACATCCTGATAGTCTGTTATATCTACTTTATATTTCTTTTTCAATTTGACTTTTGATAATGTCATTAAAAATCTCCTACGTTTTTCTTTTTCAAACGGTGTCATCGCCAAAATAACCGTGTGGTCTATTCTTTAATTCTTCTTTTTTTCTTTCTTCTTCTTTTTTGTGTTTATTATAGAAATATAATATAGCAACAGCACCTACAATACAGATACTAGATGAATATATTAACATTCCTAATGCAAACCCTAATGTCATTTAATCTCCTCTGGTTTATCTTTTGGTAAAACAATGTCAGAAACCTTTTCTTTAGGTGGCACTTTTTTCTTAGGTTCATTTATTGCCTTATCAGTTGCAACCGTATTCTCTAGTTTTCTAACTCTTTCAATTATTCTAATTACCCTATCGGCATAATCAGGTGTAGTTGAAAATTTTGTTAATGTTTTAATTAAAGCAATTGCGTCCATGTTATTATTCATAACCAATTGTTTAGTTCTTAAACTTCTAAAGTCCTCATAAGCAGGGTGATTGTTTAATATTCTTACATACTCTTTTACACTAGCACATTTACTAGGAAAGACTCTAACTTGCCAAGGATTGTTTTTAGGAAAACCTTTTGGCAACATACCAGGGTGATCGCCCCATGTTCTAATACCAAATAAGTTATTACCTTCTATTGCAAATCTACTTGTACCCCAAGCAGACTCTAATGCTGCCTGACCCATAATCATTTCGTAAGGCACTCTCTCCATTCTAGGTGTTGTAAAGTTTATGTAATCAATACATTTACTTAATGCTTTTACAAACTGCACATCATTTTCATATTCCATACTAGGTTCTTGTAGACCTAATTTATTTGCCCAATCAGTATAATATGCTTCTACTGATTTTTTCGTTTTATGTAATGTATAAGGATTAGGATAAAACGAACCACTTACAAAAACTAATACTAATACTAGTATTGAATACGCAACCTTCTTCCACACTGGTATTGGTTTTGTAGGTTTATCTTCTTTGATTTTTCTAATCATTTACCTCTCCATGTTTTAGCATTTTTCGTAGATTCTTTGTGTCTCTTTGAGTAGTAATCACATAATGTTTATGTGTCACCTTATGTTCGTTAACTGGACCTATAAAAGGCACATTGTATTCTCTCTGAAACAATAAAATACCTTTCAAGTACAAAGGTAATAAAACATCAAGCATTTTATCCTGTGTGTCTTTAGGCACTTTAGGTGTTTTTAAATAACCTTTGCCTTTTATTAAACCTTTAATTAGTTCTTTGTGTTTTTTATTTAACTTCATGTATCCTCCTCACCATATATTCATAACCATGTTCACTAAATCTCTTTTGCGTAAACGCTAGAGTCTTGTTATCTAAAAACACTCTATAACTTTTAAATATTTTCTTACTAGTTTTGCCTGGAAAATTGTCTAGGATATCTTTGTGTAAATGACCTGTGTAATAAACAACTTTATCTTTTTTGCCTTCTAACACATCATTGATTATAGAAACACCATTTTTAATTTGTTTCTTTAACCACTCATCAATATAATTCTTCTCACTATTAAACATAATATAATAAATTTTTTATAATCTTAAACCGATCTTTTGCACTTTAGGTTCAAACGACCAGAATAGGCCATTGTGAG